TTCTTTCCGCCGCGGCAGGCGGTGCGGGAAGCGCCGCCGCTATGCCGGCGGCGGGCTTAGTAGGCTCCCCTGTGGGCGACACGGCAGGGAGGATTGCCGGCGCTACAAATACATATTGGGGCGGGGTCAGAGACGTAGGCGGCGATATAAAACGGGGTGCAAGAAGCCTTTGGGAAAAAACGAGGGATTATTATACCGGCGCCGATATCGAAGGGGCCGCGGATTTTAGAAGGCAAATGGGAAGCAGGTATGCCATTGCCGGAGGGGCCGTTGCCGGATCCCTGGCAGCCATAGGCTTAATGAATTCAAGCGAAGACAGGCGTATGCAAAGGAATGTGCAAAGGGCCACGGGCGGGTACGGATATTAATTCGATTATTTAAAGGTTGGTCAAACATGCCTACTGTAAATTTAATTCAAGACTTAGTAGACGTAACTAAAGGAGTATTTAAATCCACTTCCAAAATTACCCCAAAATCCGCAGCCAAAGCAGCCGCCGCAGGCACCGCGAAAGGGGCATGGGGCGTAGCTGCGGGTACAGGCAAATGGGCCGGCGCAAGGACAAAAACTTTAGTTACCGATGAAATACCCGAATTAGCCAGGGATATAAAGAATATTTATAATTCTTCCCTTTTTCAAAACATCAAAGACACCGACAGGGATTTCGGCCTTATATGGGAAGGCTATAAAGCTTTAGGCGGGCGGGAGTTTTCCGGGGGCGGCAAAGCGCTCGCTTATACTGCGGCCGGCGGAATTGCGGCTTACGGAATGTACAAAGGGTACAGCACAGGCAATAACCGTGTAATAATGGGGAATATCGACGCCGATCTGGAAGGCCTGCCAAATAAGGTGTCCTCCAATGCCTCCCCAGTCAATATGTCGGAAGAAGGCATTGGCGAGGCGATGGCAAGCCAACGGAGGCGCTCGATACGGAACTCCGGCGCGGACGGCGAGCTTGCGATGTCACTGCATAGGCTGTACGGCACGGGCCAGCAGCGGTTTATTTAGAAAGGGGATTTAATATAATATGTCCGCTTATATGACGGCCGCAATAGCGGGGCAGATAGCGTTGGGCGTATTCGGCAAAAACCTCCCGAAAGGCGTCAAGCTTGCCGGGGACGCGGCGGCCTATGGGCTGACATTTGCCGGGGCAAGGCAGGAAGGCAGATCCGGCTGGGGCGACATAGGCTCAATGGTGGCATGGAATATAGGGTCCGCGGTGCTTGGCACGGGGCCTATGATGGCGCTTACCGGCGCGACCCTTGTTGGCGCGATGGCGCCTGCGCTTTACCAATCCGCCGTCCAGACCGCGGGCGTCAGGAACCAGGCATATCTCGGCTCGTTCGGCGGTGGCTTCCAAATGTCGCAGACGGCCGCGACAATGCGGGACGCCGGGATGCGGGCAATAAATGAAAACGGTTATAACCTGAGATCCGTCCTCGGATCGGAAGTAAGGAAATACGTTCAATAAAAACAATTTTAAAAAAGGAGTTTTTATATATGAACCCATCGCCAAGGATATCACCGAGATTGGAGGGCTTAAACCTGCCCCCGCGTTTCCCCCATGCAAATTTTGAGACAAAAAACCATAAACGTGAAATTGCCACAAGCAAATGGTTCTTTAGGAACGCGGATCTGTTTTTGCTAAGCCAAAACCAGGCATTGGACAACGAACCCAATATTTTTGCGCGCAAATTTTTGCGCATGTATAACAACCTCGTCCCGGCGCCGCGCAGCTAATCGGTATTAAGACAAGCCATGGCCCAGGCAAGCACAAAAGAGCAGCGCATAGAGCTGGCTATCTTAAACAATCCCGTTTTATGGGCAGAGAAGAACTTCGCCTGGGTAGCGCGGGATTATCAGGTAGCCCCCCTTCAAAGCGTTAAAAATTCCAGGCAGACCGTCCTGCGGTTCGGCCGCCGCCTTGGCAAATCGGAGATTATAGATATTGCCGTCTTGTGGCACGGGTTCTGCCAGCCGAACAAAATCCACCAGGACAAATACAATATCTTAATTTTATGCCCATATGACGCCCAGGTGGACCTACACTTTGACCGGCTGCACGAACTCTTGAACAGGTCCCCCGTTTTGCTAAAAAGCATCACTCGCGATGTCCACCATAGGATTGAGCTGTCCAACGGCACGGTAATCACCGGGATGACGGTGGGCTCCAAGAATGCGTCCGGCGCGGACAATACACGCGGGCAGCGCGCAGACCTGATTATCCTCGACGAAGCGGATTATATGGGGGAAAAAGAAATAACCAATATACTGAACCTCCGGAACGAGTCGCCGGAAACTATACGCATAATATCGGCCTCTACGCCATGCGGGAAACGCGGCTCTTATTATAAATGGTGTACACAGGCCTCATGGGCCTATGAGGCCCTCGTTGACGCAATCAATGTCAACTACAAAGTAAAATTTGCGAAAAAGGCAAAGCCAAAGGGCGAAGGCAACGGGTGGATCGCTTTTTACGCGCCCTCTACCGTCAACAAGGAACTGGTGAAAATAAACCCGGACACGGGCCAGTCCTATATAGACGATTTCCGCGACGAATTAACGGAAGAGCGCTTTGAACAGGAAGTGATGGCGCTGTTCGGCGTGGAGTCCCTTGGCGTGTTTAACAAAGACTACCTTGACTATGCGTTCGCCGCCGGGAAATACCAAAAATACTATAACCGCATGTCCATTGACGAGCGCGCCGAATGGAAGAGGCGCCATGTGCTGCATAAAAAGATCTTCGGGGTTGACTGGGACAAAACGGCGGCGGGCCCGTCGCTTGTCGGAGTGATGTTCGATGAAAGCGATTTTAAATTTAAAGTCTTCTTGCGGATAGAACTACCCCGCACAGAATTTACATATATAAACGCCGTAAACGAAGTAATCAAATGGAACAACGAAATAGACCCCGACTGGATTTATATAGACCGCGGCGCGGGCGACGTGCAGGCCGAAATGCTTGCGAAATACGGCCGACAGTACCCGGAGTCCGGGCTCCAGAAGAAAGTCGTTGCAAACTCCCTCTCGGAGAAGACAAACATAATCGACATCTTTACAAAGAAGCGCATTAAGCACCCGCTTAAACCGACGATGATCAATAACGCGGTTTTGGTTTTTGAACGTAAATCCATTTTAATCCCCGAGGACAAAAAGCTCAGGTCGCAATTGGAAGAATACCGGATCAAAAGGATTACCCAGGCGGGCGTCCCGGTATACGAAGACGGCAACGATCATTTTGTTGACGCCCTCGCCCGCGCCCTGTTTGGCTTTGCGAAACAGTATGACGAGCTGTTTAAAGTTACCGTGTCTACGAAAGTCAAATATATTAACGGCGTAGACGTTTCGCAGGCCCGCCCGACGCTAGGCGGCGATAAAAAAGAGAAAGAAAAAAACGACGCCGCCGCCCACAATGAATTTATAGTACGCGAAATGCTTAAACATGCGGAACATAACCCGTTTGACCCCGAATATGCCGAAGAAAAGGCTACCGGCACATATGGCCGCAATTCCGGGCGGAGCCTTGTCAATAAGAAAACCCCTAAAAGGAGGAGTTGGCGGAAATGAAAAATATTAAACGCGAAGGCGATCATGTCCCGGACAGCCGTCCTGACAACCGTATTTTTGATATTTTAAAGTTCCGCCCCGACTCCCTGCGGTATTATATTTTTTCGCGTTTCAATAAAATCGCGGAGTCTTTTACCGAAGAAGCCGCCGCCGCTGAAACACTATTATCTGAGTTTAAAAATACCGTAGCGTACAGCCCTTTTGTTACGCAAGAATCCTTTGTCGATAACATAAAAGCAACAGGCAATTTAATTAACGAAATGAATTCGATAGATACATCGCCAGCATTAAAAACTGCCCTTGGCGATGTTTTATATAAATCCGTCGTACAGGTTGAAAAGATTTTCGATTTATTTAGGGTTAAAAACTTTGGCGCGGTCCAAACCGACTACTATGAAATCCTGAACCAGATAGACTCCTTCATGGACTCATTTATGGCCGAACACGAAAAAAACCTCAATACGATAAACTATGATATTTTAAACGCCGATTTAAAGACAAATTACATAACCCAAAAACTTCTTGACAGGCGGCTGTTCCACCTGGGCAGGCTTGTCTCGGCGGTCCGGGCGGAAGCCGGCAGCCCTAAGGGCTTTGTGTTCGATCAAAATGAAATGGATATTATCCGCGAGGCCAATTTTGAAAATTCCGCCATGATGGCCCAAGCCAAAAACGGGCTTGACCAAAACACATTTTCCGATGCCCCCGTCAACCTCCTGAATAATATCTATGGCGCACAGGAAAGGATATTCCGGTCTACTGGTTTATTGGCGTCAAATAACCCTGTGACGCAAAAATCCGCAATTAAAATAAAATCAAAATCAAAGGCTGTCTTAGAAAATGAAAACAAAGAATATTTTAAATATCAATATTTGGATGAAGTAAATTTCAAACTGTTTTATTTAAGGTTCAAGGAATTCGCAGAGACGGAACAGGCACTTTTTAATTTTGATTAGATTGAAGGTGTACCCATGCCTACAAACAACAAAAAAAACCAAGCTTCCGAACACAATCGTGGACATGATCATGTCCAATCGTCTGGACAATCGTCAGGCCCGGACATTGTCCGGTCGTCCTCGGAACAAAAAAAGAAGCGCGGCAGGCCCCCATCCGAGGGCCGGCCGCCAAAAAATAAAAATATCCCGCCCGAAAAAAAAGAACCCACGCAGACCGGGGATAACGGCGCCCAGCCCGTCAAGCGCGGGCCCGGCAGGCCACGGAAAGACGGCGCTGAAAGCAAGCCTAAAAAACCAGACATAATCATACGCGACGCGCCAACGGGCACAAGGTCCGGAAGTGGCGGCGGCAGCGGGTTTAACCCGCTGAACACCGATCCGAAGCAAATACTTGCGCGTAGGATCGGGTTCCGCAGCGGCGACGTTACCGATACTGACTTTGAGGAGCAGGAAATTAATTTCGCCGAAATAATGCTTGCCTATGACACAGACTCTTACGTAAGGGCCGGCATAGACAAGTACATCGACCTGATGTGGAAAGAGGGCTATGTAATTACCGGCAGGAACCAGGACGCCGTTAAATATATAAAAGACCGTTTCGCGTATATGGCCGAAACTACCCAGGTGCCGATAGATCAGTTTTTTTATGATATAACGGAAGATTTAATAAAATACCACAACGTTATGATTCTAAAAGCCAGGATGAATAACCCGTTGCAGTTGCCGCCTGGTTATTCTATTGCCGGCCGTGCAGGCCTCCAGCCGGTGGCCGGGTATTTTACAGCGCCGGCTGCCACGTTCCAGGCAAGGCGGGACCAGTTCGGCACGGTGAAGCAGTGGAAGCAGTCGTCTAGGGACGAAAGCGCCGAAAAAACCTTCCGCCCGGAAGACGTTATACATATTTATTACCGCAAAGAAAAGGACGAGCTTTGGGGCAAGCCTTTCCTGGTCCCCGTGCTTGAAGACGTTCTGTCCTTGCGCGAGGCGGAGGAAAGCGTGCTGCGTTTAATCTGGCGCAATATTTTCCCCTACTACCATGTAAAGGTAGGCACCGACGAATACCCCGCGAATGATCAGGACGTAACGCGTGTGGAAAACACGATCCAAAGGATGGACCGGGAAGGCGGCGTAGTAACCACACATAATGTTGATATCAAGTCTGTCGCCGCCGATCAGGTAATAAACGGCGAGCCGTATTTAAGGTACTGGGAACAGAGGATATTTACCGGCATAGGGTTGCCTGAACTGTATTTCGGCCGCGGGGACACGGCCAACAGATCGACCGCCGACAACATGATGGGCACCGTCTCGGACAAGATAACCGCTTACCAGCGCGTCCAGCAAATTTTTATCTTCGATAAAATCATAAAGGAACTTTTAATAGAGGGCGGCTACGACCCTATATTAAACGACGACGACAAAGTATTTTTTATATTTAGAAACACCGACCTTGACCGCCAGCAAAAATTAGAGAACCAGGCAATCATGAAATACGAAAAGCACGCCATCACGGAAGACGAGATGCGCGAAGAGATAGGCCGCGACCCGATTGAGATGGAAGACCAGGACAAGCGCGACAAAATGTACATCGAAGTCGTCCAAAGGCGGCAGGCTGAAATTAAAGCCGAATACGCCGAAACAAAACAGCCCGACGGGACGGCCGGGAACAAAACTCAGCCAGCCAACCAACACGGTAAAAACCCCAGCGCCAAGCGGCGGACAAACAGCGTTTCGCCAGACAGCGGGGAAGCCGGGGCAAAGGCTAACCAAATTGATGAAATATTGCCGCTTGTAATAGAGGAGCTTTATAGCGCGAAAGAAAATGTTTTAAATATCAGCCGCAAATTATGGCCTGACAGTAATTTTTCATTAAGGCCGTACGATCCGCAAAAATACCTCCTCGTATATTACGGGGAGATAACCGACGCGCTTCATGCCGTAAAAGAAAAAATATTTGATTTAAACATGATAGGCAATACATGCCCGGAACAGAAGAATATATTCATATCCTGTTTATTCGATGAATTGTTTAGGACAATCCAATATTCCGCGTCAGTATATAATAATAAGATTGATTTTATCAATGACGTTTCCGTTGTCTTCGACTTATTCAGCGACAATATCAAAATTGAATACTATAACTTAACGAAAGGAGCGCCAGAGATAAATGGGTGAAAATAAAACGCGGGAATTCGATCCGTCCGCAATGGATCATTTTTTTGATTCTATAGATCTTATTTTTGACAATAAGCAAGGCGTATATAAAAATGCTTCCCTCTATGACGGCAAAAATAGAGAAACTAAATTCATTACCGTAACAGACGCAAGGAACGCCGATGTAGAAAGCCTCCTCGTTATCATTGAAGCTACCCATGATGGCAAGACAGAAAATTTCACCGAGTATATCGGCGAAAAAATGCGAAAGTCTACGCCTACATGGACAAGCCCACATAACAAGCCAGTCCTAAAGCACCATAACTCATATAGCGGGGACCCAATCGGCAGGGNAATTAAAGCGGAGTACGGCGATTCGGTAACAAACCCGGATTCGAAAACAATATTTTTGACAATGGAGATAACCGAAGAGGACGCCATCGATAAATTCCTGGACGGGCGTTTTTCAACAGTCTCCATCGGCGCGAGGGTAAAGGAGCTTACCTGCCAGATCTGCGACAGGCAGATCCTCAAAGAAGGCTTTTGCGGCCACTGGCTCGGCGAGAAATATAAAAAAGTGACCAAAACGCCGGCGGGCAAAGACAAAGAAGAAATGGTCACTTGCTATTGGACCATAGGGGAATGTACATATTACGAAGTCTCCGTTGTCAATACCCCCGCGGACAAAAAGCAGACCGGCCCCCTTCAAATGATCAAGAAGACGGCTGACGGTTCAGCAAGCGATTCGGCGGATAATAGCCCAGGCAAAGACAGCTCCGCCGGTATCGATGAAATAGCGGACTTCCTCGACAGCGCGGGCAATCAAACACAATCGTCCGGTTCGGAAGATACGGACGCCCAAAATAAAGA